TTTTGGTATTACACCTACGTTGTAAGTAGTTGTTCCAGCTGCGACTGCTGCATCAATCATAATTGATTGAGACATTACAACTTGACCAGTGTTTCTTATATTATCACCAAGTGTTGTTCCTGTTGTGTTTGAGATCGTTCCCGCTTTTATCGGTCCCGAAAATGTAGTTGTTGCCATATTAATATCCTCCTAGATATCTGAATACTGTCCCTAGGGTTGTCGACTATACGCGTCAGCATTCATCATTTATTAAATGTATAGTGCTTAGAATATATACTAGTTTTTAGTAGAGCGCAAGAGAGCCTGCAATGTGAAATGATTTTTCAACGATGTAGCTTTTGTTTTAAGTAGCTACAGAAACTTGTGGAGCAGCGCCTTCAACGCTATTCTGCCTGTGGGCAATAGCTGCTTCTTCCAGCTTGATCTCAGTAATGACTTGTTTAACTTTGTCATCAATTCTGACCATTTCAAGAGTATATCTATTATTAGATAGATGCTCTTGTTCCCACTTCAACTCCAAGGACCTTTTTTGTTTGTATAGGTCTTGTATCATAAGTAACCTCCTCATAGGTTATTCTGTTTATTTGGGTGAACATTCCCGTTCTTTCCCAGATAATATCATTTTGTCCTAGTTTGTCAACTATTGATTTTTCCAATGAGGTTGGATTGTCTTCTGCCTCCACTTCAAATTTTCCGTGGTAGTCATAAGCCCATATATTTACTAGGAATTTAGTCATTCTCTTACCTTATGTTAAAAAAGGGGCCGAATTATGTTCGGCCCCTAAATTTTATTGATTACGTTGCGTTTGAACCAAAGATACCTCTTGGATCTGAGAATCCAAATACATATCTTTCTCTCGCTTTGTATCTAACGTTACCTGTATCAAAGTCGCCTTCCATAGAAGTTTTGATAGGTGATCTGTTGAAATGCTTCATTCCATTAGGCACATCAGTTTTAATGAAGAATTTCTTCGCAGCAGTTAAGTAGTTGTTCACTACATATCCACCAGAAATCATTCCCATATTTTTGATTGCGTTAATGTCATTATCAGCAGTACCTGTTCTACCAGCAGAATTCATAAGTCTGTCAGCAGTAAATTGAAGAGCTGAAGGAATTATTAATTTAACTCCTTGCGCCGCAATTTTTAGGCCTCTTTCATCAGTAAGAGCCGCGATGTCAATCAACGACTGTTCTAATGAAGTTTCATTAAGTTCAGCAGCTACTGCTAACTCATTTGAAAATGTACCATTCAAAGTAGGGTGAACTGCAGAACAAAGTTCTACACCATCACCGCCTAAGAAAGTGTTATCAAATGCGTTATTTAATACTGCCGCACCTTTGATGTTCTTAGTGCTCGCCATAGATCTTGCTAACGCTTTTGTATATCTAGACGCAAGTCTGTCATACAAGTTATCTTCGATAGCTTCTTCTGTGATTGCGAACGCTAATGCGATCGTTTCGTTAGTGTAACGAGCTGTGAAAGTTTCTTGTGCATCGTCGTAGCCAACCCCTTGACCTTCGGGTTTAACTGCCGCGTTTGCAAAACCAGCTAACATTACTTCTTCTTCGAAAGCTCTGTCAGATGATTCAGTGTCGAAAATTTCAGTCCACTGCTCGCCATATTGTTTGTACTCTAATCCGAATAAAGCATTCAGACCAGGCTCTAGTTCTTTAACTAGTTGTGCTCTTGATATAGCCATAGTTATTTATCTCCTTATTCGCTATTAATTATCGCCATTATACAAGTTCGAAGCACCAGCGATAACTACGATTTGGTTTGAACCAACCGCACTATTATCTTTGTTCTCCGGGTCGTTTGCAGATCTAACCAATTTAAACATATGAGTAGAAGCTGCTCCGCCGCCAATGTCTAAAGTTACAGTCGATTGACCGTCTTTAGCATCACTTGCTGTAAAGCTGTTAGTGTTGTAGCCAGCGTCGCCGTACATAGCTTGAGTAACTGCCGCATCCGATTTTCCAACATATTCTTGGAACGGATTGTCATTTACAAAACCTAAGCCGTCTGCGCTGCCTGTGTTGTAGTCAGTACTAAATGTTGTTCCTGCTGCTACTGAGTTTGCAAAAGTTGGTTTGCTTGTAGAACTATCAATATAGAAAGCTCCATTGAACACACCAATTAGAGGAGCGTGACCTGAGTTGTCATACGCTGCTCCACCTGATCCGCCGTCGTCAGTTGTAGCGAAACTTGCATCTTGTAAATAACCTTGATCGCCACCTGAATCTTGAAGTGACACTGGGTTATTTTTGAAGATACCAACACCTAGGCCCGATTTGATTTTGTATTCAGATTGACCTGAAGTCGCTGGAGTATTTCCTAGCGCCATAGTCGTTCTTAAACCAAAACCTACTGTACTTGCATTTGCCATAGTATTTGTTTCCTTTTTTTGTACCTGCCCCGAGGGGCCTCCAGTACGGTTTAATTTATTTTGTTGGACTTAGAAATTGTTATAAGACTATTTCTTTGTACCACCAAAAGTTACACGAGTATTAGATTCCTTTTGGAATTTCATACCGGGGTGCTGTTCCTTCATAAGATTGTTATCTACTGCTTCTTCTTTTGCATCGTTTTGCTTTTTATAATAAGCATCGATTTGAAGCGCAATCTCTTCGGGTATCCTAGCCAGCAATAGGCCTCCCACTCCGATTATTCCAGCGTATCTGCCTTCTGTCATCTCTGGATATTGAGTTTCTGGATATTGGTCAGCTCTCACTAACTCCCATCCTTCTCTCAAAGATGATGCTACATTTTTAGCATCTGATGTTCCAAGTATCTCAGAACGTATCCATTGATGTCTGTATCCAGTTGGCGCTGGGGGTGCATCAAGTGAGTTGGGTGGAGTCCAAACTTTTTTGACTTCTATTTTGTCTCTAGTCTGACTCGCACGTGAAGTTTTGATTTTATCATTTTCCATATTATGCTCCTTCCGTGATTTTTAGTTGTTTTGCATAAGCTTCTAGCGGCACACCTAATCTTTTAGCAATTGCTACCTGTGAAGGCGTGAGTCGTACAGTTTTTTTGCGTCCTGTTGAGGCTGAACGTCTAGCCGAAGCTACATTCTGAGCAGGTTTTGCTCTTTCTGTAGAAGTGTCCCCTACCTTATCAAATTTGTGCGGAAATTCAAGTCTTATTCTTTTATCAACTTCAGCATAATAATCATTTGATTGAGGATCAAATCCTTCCTTTTCTACCAATGTTTTATGAATATCAAAGGCAGTATAAGTCATTGCAGAGTCATTACCAAACCAACTGTTTTTAGATGCCCAGTCTTCAGCTCTAGGATCCGACTGTTGTTGAGGCGCTCTTTGTTGAGGAGTAATATTTACTTCTCTTTGTTGTGGTTGTGGTTTGTTTTCGTTTGCAACTTTTAAAGAATTAACTCTAGCTTCATCCATAGTTAAAGCTGCTAATTGCTGTTGTGCTGCAATCTGTGCTTCAACGTCTTGGGATTCAATAGCATTTTTAAGTGCTAGTTTTGCTGCTGCTAAACCTGTTTTAACTCTACTTTCAAATTCAGAAACATAAGAAGTATCCATTTTAGATATTCTTCCTTCCATTTCATCATTTTTATATTTAATAGATTGAGCATAAGCTACAGCTTCTTCTTTTTGTCTTTCTGCTTCTCTCATCTTACGAGTTAATTTAGCAATACGTTTTTGAACGCCATCACTATATTCTTTTAGCTCGTCTTTATTTTCTTCGAGTTTAGTCTCTCTTTCGTTTTCAAAAGATTTATCTTCTGGGACTTGCTCTACTTCTATTTCTTCTTTTACCGTTTCTACTTTTTCCGGTTCACCTTTATCATCTAAATTAACTTCTGTTTCTTGCTGATCAGCTTCACCGACGTCAACTAGATTTTCTGTTTTTTCGTTCTCTGTTGGCATAGTATCCTTCCTATGTTGTTAAATGTAATGAAGAATTGATTCAGGATCATTTATGGTCCCTAACACTTCGTCATCGTTTAGTATTCTTACTTCTCCACCTTCAATCGGTAAACGTGAGCCAGCATATCTAGCAAACATTACCCAATCTCCTATTTTACACCAAGGCTCTCCAAATTTATCTTTATCCTTGTATGCAAGATCTCCCATTTTTATAACGTAACCACAAGTGGTTGCGATTCTAGCTTTGTCTAATTGTTCTTGAGAGAATAAAATTCCACCTTTAGTTTTTTCTTTTGGTGTAAAAGGTAAAACTAAAATTCTGTAACCAACTGGTTTAGGTAATTGATCTTCTACATCTTTAATGTTTTCTTGATCTAATCTTTTTACGTGAGACTCTTCTTTTTTTTCTGCCTCGTATTTATCTTGAAGTCCTAATTTAATTTTTGGTACTTCCGATGTCGATAACGTTTCCTTGCTCATTTTTTTGCTCCTTTGGGTTTAGCAGGTTAGAGATTTCCTGTAATGTTAATTGATAAGCGTGTGCTTGTCCCAGCATATACTTATATTTTTCCATACTGTCAACCCCACCAGTAATCATACTGTCTCCAATTTGTTGTAGAGTTGCGTTAAGTCTTTTCTTAAGTTTATCTATTAGTATTAGATCGTCCACGTATAACTCCTTTTAAAGTTTTAGCTTGTTTTGCGTGTAGTTTAGAGGCTTTTTTTAAACCTTTAATTACTTTTTTTATTTTTGCTTTTTGTTTTTTCATAGTTTTACTTTTTATAATTTAAATTGTTGTAACACTTTTATCTTCTCTTCAGCGTTTGCAATCTTTTCTATTAATTTATCTACCTCTTCTAAGTGTTGTGGATGTTCACCAATACCAACACTATTTTCTAAATAAATTTTAAGAGTTGCATCTGCTTCTAGAATTTGAGCTTCGTATCTTGCCTCAAGGGCATCTATTATTGCTGTTCTCATTTTCTTTTCCTTCTTTTTTTTAAAAGTTTTACTCTTGTATGCCAGCACCATTCAGTCATTTTAATAATGTAAGTCTCTACAAAAGAGATTGCATCATCAAGTTTTCCAAAGAATGTATATAAAAATTTATCTAGCATTTCCATCGCTTACGTGCCTGTCGAAGTCTCGAATTGGGATTGGCCGCAGCTTTAGGAAATTTTTTCATTTGTCCTGCGCTTCTTGCACAGTACGACTTCCGTCGGTTTGCAGCTTTTGACCCTTTTTTAACTTTACCAGTCACGGCTGTTTTTAATTTAGAACCGGGATTTTTTCTTCTGTAGGAAGCGACACCGGCTCGTGTCATTCCTGCTCCAGATTTTGTAGATCTGAAATTTTTCTTATTTCTTGCAGGCATATTATCCTGTTTTCTCATACTACGCTTTTTTAGTTGGTTTCTTAGCTGTCTTAGCTGATCTTTTTAAAGCTTTGTCAGTTACAGAACCTTTGCCCGGCTTACTAGTACCTCTTTTTTTGGCTCTGTTCATATAATAATACAAACCTTTTTTAGCCGTTCGTCCGTCTTTAGTTTTATGTGTGTCTTTAGCCATTATTTAACCTTCATACCTTTCTTGTAGCCCATTCGTTTTGCAACTTGTGGTGCTTTCTTTTTTAATGCTCTTAATCCTTTACCTTTTTTACCAGCAGGTATTTTTTTCTTAGTCATTACACTTACATCTCTTTCCAAATAGTTTTTCAACTATTTTATCTAACCACTTTTTAAACATAATAAACTACTTGTTTATTTTGCCAGATTTTTTAGCTTTAGAACCA